CAATAATAACAATATAAAATGGGTTTATGAACCTAAAACTTTCAATTTGAGTGACGGCAGTGCATATACTCCAGATTTTTATATCGCTTGTAAAAATCAGTATGTGGAAGTGAAAGGATGGTTAACTGATAAGGCTAAAATAATAATACAAAAATTTAGAGAAGATTTTCCAGAAATAGAACTCATTTTGGCTGATAAAGCGTATTTAAAAAATCTAGGAATAGATTTGAATAAGAAATACATTTCATTTATACCAAAATTTAATTGTGCATTTTGCAACAAAGAATTTTTTAGAAAAGATAGAACACAAATATTATGCTCCATTAAATGTCGCAACAAATACATTGGAATATGCAGGGCCAATCCAGAAATGGTAGTTGAAAAAGGTAAAAGAAAATTTAAAAGACGATATGGAGTAATATGAAAGCAGACAAAATATCTGAAACGAGGGAGCTTCTAAGGAAGGCGTATGCAATTCTGCCAACTGATTTCAGTTTGCGGGAAGTTAGATTCTCTATAAACCAAGCAATACAAAAAATAGCACTATTTGAAAACAAACAAGTTAAGAAAGAGGCTCAAGCTAGACAGCAAGAAGAACTGGAGCTTAAGAAGAAACAGCAAATAGGTATTTTGCCGTTTCAGCCTTATGATGCAAAACAGGCTATTAGTTTAATAGACAAAATGATCGAAGAAGAAGAAAGAAAAATAAATGTTAAAGGACAATCACAAAAGCAGTCAGATAGTCAGTCGGACGATAACGAAAATTTACAGACCTTTTACGGATAAAAGGGGCATATACGAATACTCTTCGGCGCAGGTAAACCTTCCCGAAGCAATAGCAGATGAGGTGATACTTTGGGGGCAGAAAAAAGTCAAAGATAGAGACTTGTTTACTCCCCCTGAAGATTACATACACGGTCGAGAAGAAGAACCGCATGTCACCATTCTATATGGCATTCATTCACAACTCCCCACAGAAGTAGCAAAGATCATTTCTAATGGTCTAACTTTTGATATCAAATTAAAAAGTATATCTATTTTCACTAACAACGCCGCGTTCGATGTAGTGAAAATAGAAGCCGCCAGCACAAGTCTTAATTACCTCAACATCCTTCTCAAGAACAATGTTGATAATACCCAGCACTTCAATAATTACCAGCCGCACGTTACAGTTGCTTATATTAAAAAGGGCAAATGCTCTGAGCTATGCGGCAATACAGATTTTCAAGACGTGAAGTGGAAGGTGAATACGGTGATATTTTCTTCTAAAAATGGAGAACGGACACCCATAAGATTAAAGTCCTAGATTGTTGCTACGGTATAAACATAATTCATAAGCTTGCTCAGCTTTCCTTAGTAAATCATTAGGGAAGTTGAGCAATTTTTTATTATAAGGTATTTCTTCGAATTCTAATTTATCAGAAATATTGAATTTATTTTCTAGTGTTTTAACGCTTTTTTGGTTCACTAAATTCTGCCATGTCAAGAATACTCCACCATAAGATTTCATCATCTCATAAATTCTTCTTAACCTAAAAATATAGTAATCAATTATATAAGAGGCGTTGCCCTTCTCTATCAAGGTGCCAAGACATTTTGGTTCTCTTACCAGATAGATGAAGTCGCACGCTTGATGAAGTTCCTTGTGGCAAATCTGGTAGTTATAAAATACTTCATTAACGTACATACCTACAAAGCTATTGAACTTGTGTTCAATGATCGTTATCTCGTTGGTTTTGGTAGGATGGTCGTAAACTATACCAGTTTGTGCCCATTGAATCTTTTTACTTTTGCTTAACATATGACACAGACTAGCACTATTAGCACCCAGATGCGTCACGACTATAATTACTCTTTTCATTTTACAGCTTTTTTGTTTTTAAATTTACATAATTACACCATTATGCCCTAACTATAATAAGTTAGCAATATATTCAAGGTAATTTTTAAAAATGGCATGGTATGATTTATTTAAACTTTTTTCCTATGCCTTCACGCAAGACCCATTAGGAAAGAAGACAGACACTAGAGACTTCCCTTCAGCGGGCGTTAGCAGCCCAGACTCAGTTTTAGACCTAAGAAATCTTGAAACGTTGTCGTCTGGTGGTGCCTTCGTAAGAGTCCAGAATGAACTGGTTGATATGACCAGTGCAACTAATCGACTCAACAGAATGAAGGAGTATGATCGCTTAGTTCTGAGTGTACCAGAAATAGAAATGGCGATGACCGTCTTCTCGGATGAAGCTTGTGTGGTCGGCAACACTCCTATCTCAACAGTTTATTATGGTTCAAAAAGTATCGAATGGTTAGCCAACAACAAAGCAAATGAAAAATTCCCCGTGTACTGTTATGACTTTGCAAAAGAAGATTATACTATCGGCTGGGCTTATGCGCCAAGATTTGTAAAGGTAGATGATACAGTAGAAATAGTGCTGGACAATGGTTCAATAGAAATAGTTACGCCAGACCATCGGATTCTTAAGAAAGACGGAGGTTGGATACATGCGGGTGATCTAAAATTTGGCGATGAATTGATGCCTTTCTATAAAGTAAAAGCAAATCAGAATTTAACTAAACAAAAAACAAATCAGTTCCCAAGAATCTATACACATCAGGATGGCTGGATACATGAACGTCAATTCATTGATGAATGGAGATTAGGTAAGAACCTCGAAGAGTACGACCGTGTGAATAAAGTGTCCAGGTTGATTGCATCAGGATTGACCTGGAAGCAGATAGAAAAGATTATGGGCCACAGGTGGGATATTATGCAACCTTGGCTTCATAAGTACGGGTTCTCTTTCAAAGAGATGAGATATCTGTCCAAAAGTCCTGATAAAAGAAGAGTCATAGGAGTACGCGCACATGCGAAGCTTCCTGTCTATGATTTGTCAGTAGAAGACCATAAAAACTTCTGCACAGAGAATTTGGTCATGCATAATTGCCAGAAGGATGAAACGGGCAGAACATTCAAAATTGAGTGTGCAAACAAGGAAATCGTTGATGAGTTAGAGTATGTTTTTTTCAATCGTAGTATGTTGAATTTCGACCAACAGACTATGTGGGATAAGGCCAAGAGACTATTCATCAAGGGTGATTTGTTCTTGGAATTGGTCATTAACCCTGACAACCCAAAAGAAGGTGTCTATAAGATCATGGACTTGCCATGCGAGACTATGTACCGCATAGAAACCATCAAGGGCAAGGTCATAGAATTTCAGCAGTCTAAGGAAGCTCCTGATTACCAAGCTTTGGTAAAGGCACCTATAGACACGGCAACCGAGTCTGAATTACAACAGTCTACGGCTATTCGTTTTTCGCCTGAGCAGATTATTCACATAAGGATTGGTGATTATAGAAGAACATTTTATCCTTATGGCGTATCTTTGATTGAGCCAGCGAGAGGTCCAGCCCATCAGTTGAGAATGATGGAAGATGCTATGGTTATTTATAGACTGACTCGCGCCCCTGAACGTAGAGTGTTCTATATTGACGTTGGCACTTTACCTGGCAGTAAAGCTGAAGCTTTCATGGACAGGATTAAAGATCAGTTCAGAAAGAAAAAGGTGCCAAGGCAACAATTCGCTTCAGGTGGGCCTTCTGTTGTAGATGAAAGATGGCACGCGCCTGCACAGGATGAAGATTTCTGGATTCCAACCAGACCTAATTCTAATACAAGAATTGATACATTACCTGGCGCACAGAACCTTGGTGAAATTGATGATGCGGTATACTTCCGTAATAAGTTATTCACCGCTTTGAACTTCCCAAAGAATTACTTCTCAATGGAAGACCCAAATGCGACAAGAATCACTTTGTCTGCACAGGATGTTAAATTCGCTCGTATGATCGAGCGTTTACAGGCGCATATTGAAGAAGGTTTGTTCCAGATTGCGGAAAGGCACTTGAAGCTTCAGGGCTATCCATCTGAAAGTTACGAGGATTTGATTATAAAAATGACTCCTCCATCAGATTGGAGAGAGTTAAGTCGAGCAGAAATTGTAACTAATAGAATCAATAATGCCAATGGTTTGAAGGGTTCTCAGTTAATGTCAGACTACGATATTCTGACTAAATGGATGAAGTATACGGATGATGAAGCTAAGGAGATGTTGGCAAGATTGAAAGTCCAGAAGTTAGAGGATTTGAAGTTGCAGATATTGGCACAGAATCCACAGTTGTTGGGGGTTGGTGTGCCAAGTGCAGGTGAGCCAGAGATGGGTACAGAGCCAGGTCAAGGTCCAGGTCCGCAGTTGGGGCCAGATGGTCTTCCAGGCCCACCGCCTCCAGGGGGTCCACCACCAGCAGGTGGCGCACCTCCACCGCCTCCACCAGGAGGTCCACCATTACCACCTCCACCACAAAATAGCATGATACCTCCAGCAGGGCAAGCACAACCTCTACCTACACCAACTGAGGCAGACATAATTAAATATGACTTGGAGATAGAGGATTACGAAAGTGAACAGGACTTTGAAGATCAGGACCAAAGTGAAATAGAGGAACTATGATAAACATCCCAATGGCTCCTAGAACTGCTATGCATAACAGGTCGCAATTAGGCTTGGTAGAGGAATGCGCCTGCTATGCATGTGTCAAGGTTTTTCCTGTTAGTGAGATAAAGGAGTGGACTGATAATTGGGACTTCAGGAAGAAGGTAGAAACATCTCATAATGAGCATACGGCTATCTGTCCTTATTGTGGGGTTGATGCGGTTTTACCGATCAATTTAGAAGAGGATAAAGATTTAGTTAATTTAAAAAAGGTTCAGTATTATTGGCTGCGGCGAGCGTAAATAGGCTTGGAGGTGCATATGAGAAACATATGGATGTGGTTCCTAAGCCTTTTCACATGCGGTCATTGTTGCAAGAAAACTTCAGGAAGCATTATACTTGGTTTTGGCGTTCACGAAATTGCTATTAATATAAAGGGGATGCCTTGTAAAGTTACTTTTAACATAGAAGACCCTATGGACGGACATTGTGTTTGTCATGGTGATACAAATAAGATTGGCATTACCATAGGTAAGTGTGGGTTCGTTATTCATGCTGACATTAGAACAAATACTTGTCTAATTGAGTGGTGTTGTGACTACAAGGAGGGTTAAGTCATGGGCGGATTAAATAGGGGTAAGACGTGGTGGTGGGAATATTTTAAAATTTTATTCTTCTCTATTTTTACGCGCATCAGAGGGAGTGTTACGGTTGCGCACGGTTATAATGAGATGGAAGTCAAGTTAGATGATAACATTAAGGCTGAAAAAATATTTATTTGTATAGAAGCGGAAGATATCCCTGTTTGTTCTGGAAACGTAGATACCGTGGGGGCTATCAGAAATAGTCCTAATAGTTTCATACTA